GACCGTCTGGAGGCGCTTATCAACAGCCTGTCAGCCCCGGCGCGTAAAGAAATGGCGCGCAGTATTGGCCGCAAGCTGCGCGCGAGTCAGCAGCAGAACATCAAGCGCCAGCAGGCACCTGACGGCACGCCGTTTAAGCCTCGCAAAGCGCAGTCGGTGCGCAGCAAAAAGGGTCGCATAAAGCGCGAGATGTTCGCAAAGCTGCGCACGGCTAAGTACTTGAAGATGCAGGCCAGCCCGAATGAGGCCGTGATCGAGTTTGCGGGCAACGTGCAGCGCATGGCCCGCGTGCATCATTACGGGCTGCGCGACCGGCCGTCACGTAAAGGTAAAGAAGTGCAGTATGAGCAGCGCCTTTTGTTAGGTATTTCTAAATTGGATTATTACTTGATTGAAAACACGTTGACCAATTACTTTAATAATCAAAATTGACTGTACAAAAAGCCAGTATTCACGGATAATTGCACAGTGATTAAGGAAAGGTTTAATGAAAGAAATAGAAATAAAATTAAAGCTTATTAAATGGCTAATGGAAGGGAGCAATAGCAGCTTAATACTTGGGTCCGAATTCAGATTTGATTTTGGAGCTAGGCGTGCTGATGTTATTTCCTTAAGTGATAAATTAGAAGCTTGTGCCTATGAAATTAAAAGCATAGGTGATTCACTGCGTTCTTTGAACCAACAATGTAAGGGGTATAAACTTTATTTTGATAAATGCTTTGTTGTTTGTGAAAAGCAAAATATTAATATTGTAAGAAAAAACTTACCTTCTCATGTTGGGTTGTTATTAATTGATGGTGATAGTTTCAAACAAATAAGAAAGGCTAGAGAAAATAAAACGCTAAGCGGCGAAATGCTTTGCAGTACTATTGATACGAACTTTCTTAGAAGAGAATTAGGGGAAAGAAAAGCATCGAAAGTTGAGTTATGTAATATGTACTCGAAAAAGATAAGTCAAGAAAGAGTAAGGTTAGTTTCTCGTGGTTTTCTCAAGAGTAAAATAGAGTATCAGTTTAAATTGTTTTTAAGTGAGCTGGGCCAAGAGATTAATTATGATGATCTGGCAACTCTTGACCGCATGCCCGCATCACAACTCGTCTGATCTCCTCATCATAACTCGTTTTGTCATAAAATAATTCATTCTTACTGCAATCCAAAACGATGGGCTGATGCCTGATGGAGCATCAACTGAAGCCAAGATGATTTCTTCATCTGCCCAAGATTGTATGGGTATATATTTGATGTTTTTTACAATATTTTTAGCGCAGCGGGCATAGCTGCCCTCATGTCTTCTATATCTTTCATAGAAAAATTTATCTGACAGTGAAATGTCGATTCTAGGAATAAAAGTACCTCCTTTAATCTCAACTTGCTCGATATTTATGGAACCGTAGTCTCCGTAAATAATGTCGAACTCTTTTTTTAATTTTTGATAAAGTATTTCCTCGGAAATGGGAAATTCACCTTTATTTTCTCCATACGACCCAACAAGCTTAGGGAAAGAAGTTGCAGTGACAATTATCTTTATTTTATTATATCTGCAACTTTTTATTTCAATAATCCTTTCTTTGATTGAAGCTTCAATCTCATTGAGGTTGGAAGAGATCTGACCAACATCAATAATTACATAAAGATTTGAGTTTTCTAAATTTCTAATTATAGGATCTATGAATTCATTGATGTTTTGCTCGTCATAAGGAAGCCTAACAGCAAAATCTCTGCCTCTTAAGTGAGGTGAACTGACAAAAGCTTCAATATCAGAAAAGTCCTCGTCATCATATATATGAATCATAGGTATTATATTTAAATGGGAATAACTGTTGATAAAGTAAACCCATTCGTAGAAACCATTATTTGGAGATAGCAAAGTTTCAATTTGGGGGTTGAGGTATTTTTCATTAGTGCTTAAGTCAAGGATGAATGGATTTTCTCCAGCAATCTTCTTGATTTCGACCATCCTTTTATGGATATCTCCATCAGGAATATTCTTTGTCTTTCTAGACTTGGTTAATTCAAATATAGGCAAAATGCTGTTTTTAATATTCTGTTTCAAATTAGCAAATGCTTTTAACTCTGCATCTCTAGTTTTTATTACGGGTGTGTAAATGTATTGGCTCATAAGTTATGCCCGCTGTAACCAAGTTGTTTAGCTCTGACCCTGACAGCCATTGATGAAACGCCGAATTCGTTAGCAATGTCTGATATGTCACTTGATGTGGTGGAAATATAATTCCTAAATAAAACCTCTGGCATGAGAAGTTCAGCCGCAAATCTATTGGCTTCTATTTCAAAATTATTGGTCTCACCATTTCTGAAGAAAACTTTATCCTCAAATGTGTCATTTAATCCACTATGTTTAATGTAATGTCCTAATTCATGTGCAATTGTAAATCTTTGGCGATTTGGATGATGGAGAGAATTTACAGTAATGATCCATTCGCCAGTTTTTTTGTCTTTTTTTAAGCTACCGGATTCATCACCTTGCATAGGTTGCATACGCATGATTATACCAAGAGATTGCGTCAATCTTGAAACATCCAAAGGATTTAATTGAATGCCTTTAGCCTGAGCGAATTTCAACAGTTCGTCAGGTCCTGTAATCTCTAAGTGATTGGATTCATTGGATAATGCTGCTGGTTTTTTATTTCTTATAAAAGCCATTATTCCTCCGCAGAACCTGAAGATAGGTTTCCTTTAAATTCATTTTCTACTTGATCCTGAGCCGAAATCTCTTTAGTTATGATATCTATCTGTTTTAAAATGTCTTCAAGCTGTTCAGAACTAAAAACACTGTCTAATCTGTATGCGGCTAACTCTGCCTTAGCGCTATCCAGTTGTGAAGATAAAGTGTTTATTTGATCTTGCAGGTCACCAAAATCCAGTTGTGTTGCATTCACTTTTTTATGTATTGATCTTTTGACTTTTTTATTGAAGCTTTGACTTACTATGTGTCTCTCAACCTCTTTTATCGCTTCCTCACGAGCGGCGTTGCCTGACGAATTCCTAATCATGAAAAATGATAAGGTAGCAATCACAGCATTGATGCCTATAAGCACCGTGATGATGGTTTGATAAAGGCCATTCTGAAAACCCCAAAGATCGTTTAAGGTCATAATTGTACCGTTAGAAATCAACGGCAATATTGACTCAAGATTAACCTCACGCAGGAGTGAAGGATTGGTAATAAAATATTTCGAAACCAAGCCGTAATTGAATACCCAATCCGGCCTGAAAAACACAAGCAGTATAAAGATGCAAAAGAGTGTTGTCATTAATAAAGATGCAACAATGGCTGGTATCAGCATCTTGAAATCAAGGCTGATGCCCTTTCCCTGTGTTACATCTTTTTTCTCAGGCTCTTGCTGGTTACTCATAGTTTTACCATAAGAATAAGATAAATAGCTTCATGTCAAAATAAGTAACAGAATGTAAGTACTCTCTAGTATGCACGATCTCATAACATTAGAGCAAATGATGATTAATAGACTTTTGTAACATTAAGAAGCCTGCTGTTCATCACAACGGCCTTAAATCAAGTCCGCCTACTTACTGATAGACCAGCAAACACTCTTTCATAGAGATGCTTTTAACTTACGTTCATTCTTTCGGCATGAACGAACAACTCTTCGAAATCCAGCGCCTGCTGCGCAACCTAATCCGCATCGGAACCGTGTCGGCCGTCAATCTTGACGGCGGGCTGTGCCGTGTCGATACAGGAAAAAATACAACCAACTGGCTGCACTGGCTGAGCGCTCGGGCGGGTAAAACCCGCTCCTGGAATGCGCCGTCAGTAGGTGAGCAGGTTCTTGTTCTATGCCTGGGCGGCGAACTTGATACCGGCTTTGTGCTGCCAGGCATTTTCTCGGATGACAACCCGGCTCCGTCAGCCTCGGCCGATGCGCTCCACTGGTCATTCCCTGACGGCGCGGTGATCGAGTACGAGCCGGAAACCGGCGGGCTGACAGCAACCGGCATACAGACGGCAACCATTAAAGCGGCGGTAAAAATTCTGTTCGACTCGCCAGAGGTGGAATGCACAGCGCTGCTCAAAACTGCGCAGCTGGAAGTCACAAAGAGCGGCACGATGAAAGGGGACGTGACGCATAGCGGTGGCAGTCTGTCCTCAAACGGCAAGGTACTGCATTCGCATATCCATCCGGGCGACAGCGGCGGAAAAACGGGAGCGCCAGTATGACAACCGCAAAATATATCGGCATGAACCGCGAAACCGGCGGCGCGCTGACCGACCTTGACCATATCCGGCAGTCGGTGCGTGACATTCTGCTGACTCCACTCGGTTCTAGGGTGATGCGCCGCCAGTATGGTTCGCTTTTATCCGCGCTGATTGACCAGCCGCAAAACGAGGCGCTGCGCCTGCAGATTATGTCGGCCTGCTATCTGGCGATCCTGAAGTGGGAGCCGCGGGTAAAACTGACCGCCATCAGCTTTGAGTCGTATACCAATGGCGCAATGGTGGTTGAGCTGTCCGGCAACCGCACCGACAGCGCGCAGCCTTTTTCCTTAACCGTTTCTGTGAGCTGAGACTATGGCAACTATCGACCTGAGCCAGCTGCCCGCGCCTGATGTGGTAGAGCCGCTGGACTATGAAACCCTGCTGGCCGAGCGAAAGGCGACGCTGATTTCTCTTTACCCCACTGACCAGCAGGAGGCCGTCGCCCGCACGCTGACGCTTGAATCAGAACCCATTGTTAAGCTGCTGCAGGAAAACGCTTACCGCGAGCTGATCCTGCGCCAGCGCATCAACGAGGCGGCAAAGGCCGTTATGGTGGCGTATGCACTGGATGGCGACCTTGACCAACTCGGTGCGAACAATGGCGTAACCCGCCTGACCATTACCCCGACCGACGATACAACCATTCCGCCGACCGTTGCCGTAATGGAAAGTAACGACGATTTCCGGCTGCGCATCGCCTCGGCCTTTGAGGGGCTTAGCGTGGCCGGGCCGGCCGGCGCATATGAGTATCACGCCAGAAGTGCCGACGGCCGCGTAGCCGATGCATCAGCCATCAGCCCGTCGCCTGCAGTGGTTACTGTGACGGTGCTCGCGCGCGAGGGCAACGGCGTGGCCGGTGATGATCTGTTGGCCGTGGTTAAAGCTGCGCTCAATGACGAGGACGTGCGCCCGGTTGCCGACCGGGTGAGCGTGCAGTCAGCAAAGATTGTGGAATACGAAATTGTGGCCGAGCTGTACCTCTATCCGGGGCCGGAGGCGGAGCCAATCCGCGCCGCCTCTGAGGCAAAGCTCGCCGCCTTTGTCAGCGCACAGAAGCGCCTCGGCCGCGACATCCGCCTGTCTGCGCTGTATGCCGCCATGCACGTTGAGGGCGTGCAGCGCGTCAATCTGATTAAGCCTGCTGCTGATGTGGTACTTGATAAAACGCAGGCCGCTTACTGCAACGGCTACACGCTGACCGTGGGAGGCTCGGATGAGTGATCGCCTGCTGCCGACCGGCTCATCAGTGCTTGAAATTGCTGCCGCTGAGGCGCTGGCAAGCCCTGGCGCTATGAGCGTGCCGCTGCGCCAGTTGTGGAATCCGCAATCCTGCCCGGTGGTGCTTCTGCCCTATCTGGCATGGGCGTGGTCAGTTGACCGCTGGGATTCAGCCTGGCCTGAATCGACAAAGCGCACCGTGGTTGCCGCCTCGCAGTACGTGCACCGGCACAAGGGCACTATTGGGGCAATCCGGCGCGTCGTTGAGCCGCTGGGCTATCTCATCAAAATAATCGAGTGGTGGAAAACCGGTGAAGCGCCTGGCACATTCCGACTGGATGTAGGCGTACTTGATACCGGCATTACCGAGGAAATGTATAACGAGCTGGAGCGCCTGATAGCCGACGCCAAGCCCTGCAGCCGTCACCTTATCGGCCTGTCTATTAATCTCGATGCTAACGGCACTCTGCCGGTCGCCGTTGCCAGCTACAGCGGCGACGAGCTGACTGTTTACCCTTATACCCCTGAAC